AATATGAACAAGCAACTCCTGAGATACTAGATGCGAGTGTTCGTTTTAGTCAAAAAACTTTAGATGGTATGTTAGGAAGTACATTTAGATCAGTTTAATTATAGGAATATAAAATGTCTATCATAGATGATAAATTAAGTGAAGTGTTTAATAGTGAGAAATTAAAGGTCAGTGAACCAACTGAACCATTTACAAATTTGGAAGTAATTAATCCAAGAGAGATAGCAAATGAAAAAGAGAATACGATTGCTACTGATTTTAATACTTCTCGTGTTAATCTTCACAATCTTCTTATAAAAGGAGAAGAAGCATTAAAGCATTCACTCGAGATAGCAAAACAATCAGAGCATCCAAGAGCCTTTGAAGTTGTAGGTAATATGATAAAACAACTTGCTGATGTAAACCAGCAATTATTAGATTTACACAAACAACAAGCAGATGTAGGACGAATACAAAAGACAGATACAAAAACTGTAAACAATAATGTGTTTATAGGTTCTACGAATGAATTGAATAAGATAATTAAAAATTATAAAGAAACTGAAGGAGAATAATAATATGGCATTGCCAATAAGTAGTACACCAACCTATACATTAACTGTTCCGTCTTCAAAGAAAGAATATAAGTATAAGCCATTTCTAGTAAAACAAGAAAAAGCTTTATTACTTGCTTTCCAATCTGAAGATGAGAAGACAATGATGAATACACTTAAAACAATTGTTGGTGAGTGTGTAGTCGGACTTGATACAAATGATTTAGCATTATTTGATTTAGAATACATCTTTTGTCAATTACGTGGTAAATCTGTTGGTGAAGAAGTAGAATTAATCGCTAAATGTGATACACCAGAGTGTAAAGATAATAAGGAAGCTAAGAGTATATTAAAGATTAATATAATGAATGTTCCTGTAATTACACCAGAAGGACATGAGAATAAAATATCTCTATTTAATGATGTAGGTGTTGTAATGAAATATCCATCATTAGATTTACTTTTAAAATTAAAATCATTAAAATTAACAGAGCAAAATAAACTAGATACAGAAGTTTTCTTTGATATTATAACTGATAGTATAGATTACATATATGATGGACAACAAATATATCATAGTAAAGAACAAACTAAAAAAGAACTAAGTGAATTTGTTAATAACTTAACAACAAGTCAATTTGGTAAAATACAAAAGTTTTTCGAAACTATGCCAAGGTTAAGTAAAGAAATAATCTGGACTTGTAAAGGGTGTAACAAAACGCATACAAGAAAGATAGAGGGTTTAGCTAATTTTTTTTCATAATGCTCAGCCATGAGTCGTTAGTCAATCATTATAAGACTAACTTCGCATTAATGCAATATCATAAATACTCTTTGACTGAGCTTGAAAATCAGATACCCTTTGAACGTGAAATATACGTTGAAATGTTAATTAAACATTTACAAGAAGAAAAACAAAAAGCAGAACAAAGAAGATTACAAAAATAAATGGCACTCACAAACGTACTCGTACAACAATCTATCGCAAACGTAGGGCAACCGAAAGCACTCTTAGTTGATGCTAAGGGGCAACCACTTATTGCAGATTCAAAAAACATTTCAAATAAACCAGTCGCAAACGAAGAGTCAGCGAGAGAAACTTCATTAAATATTCAAAAGATGGTAGATTTACTCGAAGTAATCGCTAAAGGTATGTCGAATAATAGTGGTCAAAAATTAGAAGAGAATAAACCAGAATCTTTAAATTTCGGTAATATGCTTGGTTTTTATGGCTCAATGATATTCTTTAAATTATTTGATGCTCTCTTCGCAGGTATTGCTGGTGCTGCAAAATTTATTTTCGCAAGAGTACTTCCATTCCTCGCAAAAGGTTTTATAAAAATAATTGCAGGATTCTTTGGATTCTTAGCAGGGATTCCAGGAGGAATTGCTGCAGCCATAATCGGAGGAATTACAGTAGGGATTGCTGGACTTGTTCGTGCGTTTAAAGATGCATTCGCAATGTATAAATCAGGTGGTAGTTTCTTTGATATCGTAGGTGCATTTGTAGAAGGATTTTATAAAGGTGCATTAAATTTTGTATTTGGTGTAGTAGATTGGGTTGCGAATTTATTCGGTTTAGATTTACCTGACAATCTTGGCGATATAATTGTAAATGGAATTAAGTCATTCTTCGGTAAGATTGCTGATTATATATCTGAATTACCATCACGTCTTGGTAAAATGCTTACAGGGTTTTTAAATAACATTGGAATTCCAGAATTTAAAATTTTAGGAGTTTCGATTGGTCCTTTTTATCCTTTCAGAAAATCAAATGAGAATGCACCAATAGAGAATACAGTAGGTCCAGAGAAACCTATTCCTTCAAATATTTTACCAAGATCAAATAATGTAGAAGGATTAAATTCTGATCGAACACTTGATTCTGATGGAATGCCAAGTAGAGCTCCAGTGACTCCAGTTTCACCATACATTAATAAAACAGTGACTGGTGAATCAGTTTCTCTTCCAAAAACTCCAATGACAGAAGAATCTGCAAAATCAATTCTGAATAAGAATGCTGGCATACAAGATGCAATGAACATTCGAATGAATGGATTAATGATGAGTGCTTCATCTTCGGGTAAAGAATTAACAGATTCAAATATTAATAAGGCTCTCTCTGAGATTGGTACAAAAGAAGAAGTACAAGCATATCGTAAATTAAACGAAACTGTTATTGCATCAAATTTAAAATTTATTAACAAACAAGTAGTTTCTGGAAACAATCTTTCCAATTCTAATTCGCTTAGTTCTGCGAATACACTCTCTGGTATTTCGCCAACAGGAGTAAATAATATAATTAGTTCTGGAACACCGAGCGATGTTGGAAATCAAATAATGGCTTCTTCAGCTGAGACTGAGAATGCGAAGATTGCTGCGAGTTCAAATGTAATTATTAACGCACCAGTTTCGACTGTAAATGCTCCAAAAGAAAGTAATTTAATGACGTCAAGAAATGTTCGAAACGATGAGAATACTCTTTCGAAATATGTAGGTTCTCTCTATGGTTCAAACGTTTAGTAATTATGTAAAGTCTTCGAATGAATATTCGAATGGTTGGCTCACAATCTTTGATATTGATGATACACTCTTTCGTACAACAGCAGTCATTCGAGTTCGTAATTCCATCACAAAAGAAACAATCCGTACATTAACAACTGCAGAATATGCTTCCTATACTTTAGGAGCAAATGAAATGTTTGATTATACTGAATTTAAAGATGCAGCGAAGTTCTATAAAGAATCTCAACCGATCGGAAGAATGATGCGACGTGCCAAATTGATATTAGCATCAGCGAAGAAATACGAAAACTCACGTGTAATTATATTAACCGCAAGAACTGATTTTGATAGTAAGAATATATTCCTTAAAACTTTCCGTAAATATGGTTTTGACATTGATAGTGTTCGAGTTGAACGTGCAGGGAATATAGCGAATGAACTCTCAGGTGCGAATCGAAAGGCAATGATTGTAAGAAAATATTTAAATACAAAGTCTTTCTCGAAAGTAAGATTCTTTGATGATGACCGAGAGAATTTAAAAGCTTTTTTAAGATTAAGTCGTGAATATCCTGCAATTACTTTTGAAGCTTATCGTGTAATCGAGAATGGTGAGATTCGAGTGTTTCGTTCAATCTAATGGATCCGATAATACTTATTGCTGGAATGATTATATTGATCGTTGAAATTTATATTCGAATATACTAATTTTCAAACTCCCACAGGTGAGTATTCTAACCCTCTACTTCTTGGAAGTAAAGGGATAGAAAATTAAACTAATACGTTTATTTAATGTTCGAGTTCAGAACATTACTATTCTTATTCCTTAACCACTCTTCGAATAGATTATTCAGTACTCGATTATGAATATTCGGCTCGAATAATTGCAATACTTTACTCTTCGCAATCTCTCGATCGAAATACTCACGTAATATAAACTTCGCTCGATCATACTTACTATTTACATTCCAAGCCCAAACCCCCACAAGTATTGTAGTTGTCCAGCTAATCAGAAGCAAATAATACGACAGATTAGAATTTTTCGGATTCTTATGATTCAAGGTCATTTGCTATTCCTTGAAAATAGCTTAATACATCCTCTTCTTCTTTTTTCGCCGAAGTCAAAGTTGTATTCTCAGCTGTTTTTGGTTTCGATTGGATTCCAGACGATCTTGTTTCTGGAAGAGTTTCAAGTACCTCATTCAGTCGACGATTTAAATCTTCATATGACTTAAATTGTGTCGGTGCAATGAAAGGAGCCAATGGATGAGCTTTTGCTAACACTTCTGTTAATCTTTTCTCATCATTTCCTAAGAATGCATTTGGCTCAAGAAAACTACTCTGATCGTAGTTTGCATAACCATCTACTTTACGCATACGCAATCTAAAATCAGCACCAGCGAATATATCGAATACATTCATTGGTTTCTCATCAGCAAATGTAGGTTTTGCCTTTTCCATAATCTTATCAAAGATCTTCTTTCCATACTTAAACAGTTTTACTGTTCCTTCATTCGCTGGATTCTTCGGATCGCTGATTATATACACATTACTGATGTAGTGCATACGTCTCTTTTGCTTTCTCGCAATCTCTCGATTACTCTCAAGATTACTCGCCCATAACTTAGAATTTAATTCTCCGACAGGATCTTTTTCATTCAATGTTGTTCGGCTGTTCTCTATATACCATTTACCAGATGGTCCCTGAAAACCATGAGAAAAAATACGCACCCATGGAAGTTCATCATTCCCAATACGTGGAAGAAAACGAATGACTGCTGTTGCATTGCCCAGTTTATCTGGTTCTAATTTCCAAAAACGAGTGTCTTCAGAAGAGTCTGATTTTGCGCTCGATCCTTTATTAATTCGATCGAACTCTTGATTGATTTTCGTAAAGTCATTTAGGCTCTCTTTACGAAGAGCATTTAAATCTACCATAGATCTCCTTTATATGTGTTATATGCGTTATATGCGTTGTATAATAATATAGATTACTGTCTTCAATATAATATAGATTTCACACTTATAGAGTTATTATACTCTATTTTTTCGTGTAAGTAAAGGGCGAAACTTTCCTTTTCGCCCAATACAGCGATTCAAAGTAGAATTACTTCTTCTTTTCGTCTTTCTTTGGACACACGACAGGTTTATTTGTCTTTGCGTCAATGATTGCTTTACCATTCTTATCTTTTTCTACGCAGACAGCAGTCGGAGCTTTTGGCTCTTCCTTTTTAGTAGCTGGACTGTTAGGTGCAACTGTAGTTGTCACTCCCATCGATCCAGAAGTCTCCTTTTTAGGAGCAGGTGTTTGTGCAGAAACTGATACTGTGAAGAGTAATGCAGTTAGGAACGTAATTATTGTTTTAAACATAATGTATCTCCTTAGATTATAATGTAATGATACGTTTTAGGGTTCCCGACCAAAACGTTCAAAAGTCGGATTTGATTTTCATAAAATTACTTCTATGAAAATATCGTTTAAAATGGCAATGTAGCGAATCTGCCTTTTAATGCTTTTCTTGAATAGCCGATGCTTTCGATCTTCTGCAGTATAGACTTACTCAAGTAATTCTTTATAGTACTTAGTTCGTATCCTTCTTCTTCGGCGATCTCGATTATCGCTTCAATATGTGAATAATAGGGATTGTTTTTTCCTTTGGAAAGTACACGATTCTCAATTCGATTACTTAAATTATTCGATCCAACGAGTATTCGCTCATTACTCGAAGAATTCCAATAAGTATAGGAATCAATCTGTTCAGCTAAATCATTTGAAATTCGTATTAATGTGTTATAGAGTTTCCACATTGGAGTATTTGGAGAACTAATTGAAGATTGTAGACTCGTCGACTCACTCGTTGCAATACGACTATCGAGAGCGAGTAATGAAGAGATCCAGGAATCAATCTGTCTTTTCTTTAGATTACAATAACCGATTATCTCAATTCTTCTCTGTCTCGATAATCGTTTCTTATCCTCATTACTCATTCTCTCTATATTCTCTGAAAGATTCTTTATATAGTTCGGTGTCAATGATTTCATAATCTATATTATACTCTATTTTAAATTGTTTGTAAAGTCCTTTGGAAAATGAAATTCTTCCAATTTTACTGGGTTTTTCAGAGACTCCTTTGGAGTGTCCCAACGAATAATATGTGTCACGAACATTTTTGGGAGTATCTCTACTCGATGTGTTCGAAGAAAACGATTCTGTATTAATGAATCAATTATAAACATTGTATAGTCTGCTTTCTCTTTTTCTTTCGTAAAATTACCTATCAACCAACCAATACCGAAGATTGCACCACCAAAAAATATATATGTTTCGATTCCCATGTTTATCCTCTTCTCATTTTTGATATTTCGACTGCTTGTTTCTCGTTAAGAATTGGAATCGCATTGCTCTTATGCATCGTTGCAATTCCTTTAATCAACGTCCCTGTATAAACGTTCTCAGAAACTTTAGTTGTTTTTCCAGTAATGTTATGATTTGTGAAATAAGGTTCTTTTCGATTCAATTCAAGCTTATATTCTTTCGAAGAACTTTTTAATTGTGACGAATGCAACCCTCGTGATTTGAGCCATTCTTCATGCTCAAGGTTTGCGTCTCGTATTCTTTTATT